CTAATATCGGTTTTACAACCGGTATACCAGAGCGGGGAATGAAAGCCAGAGTGATCACGGTTCACCCAGCTCCGGTAGTTGCCTACCTTCACTACTGGGGCAAGGGCCTTAGAAAAGCCCTTCGCCGCGATCACAGAGTCAAAGCGGTTCTCCGTGGAGAACACCGGGGGGCGGTCGAGGGATTATTCTCGAAGCCGCTCGACCCGGACGCTGAGATTCTTTCAGCTGACCTCACTAGCGCTACGGACACTTTCCACCGGGACTTCTGCGAAGCTCTGATGGAAGGCATTTGTGACGCAATTGGGGTCACAGGGGAAGAGAGAGCGAGGGTTCTTCGGTTGGCGTGCGGTTCATACCGTCTGCTTACGGATGGGTTCATCCCATCCCTGGGCATGCGGTCGAGCTGCTCGTTACCGGACCCTGGTGACGACCCTAGTGTCTTTGACACTAAGAGGGGGATCCTTATGGGTCTCCCGACCACCTGGCCTCTGCTCTGTCTAGCCAATTCGTTTTGGCTGGACTGGGCACAGACCGAGTGGGCCGTCGGGCGCTCTCTCGCCCTTCCTAATCCGTTCGGACCGTCCTACGAAACAGGCCCCATCCCTGGGGTGCGTATTTGCCGCTCTCAGAGGACAGACGCCGCCATTTGTGGCGACGACTTAATCTGGGTCGCGAAGCCAGGTGTCCAGAGAGGATATGAAGCCGCTGCTATGCAGTGTGGTTCCATATTTTCTCCGGGTAAACACTTGTCTTCGCGCCGTTACGGGATCTTCACCGAAGATATTTTCGAGGTGAAGTTCCTGTTCCGGGAGGCTGTGCGCACCGCTTCGGTGTATGAGGCGGAGGACATCTGGTCGGTGGCGTACAAGTTGAAAGGGAAGCAATTCCCTGAACTTGTACGCACGCGCAAAGCGCGTCGAGTGTCATTCAGAGTTGGCATGGTGTTCGGCCGCTGGTCACTGACGATTCCACTTAAGTGGTCGTCGGCTTCTAGCGGTCCCGGACACCATCTCTGGATGACTCTCGGGCCAGCCAGTATGTCCATCGCCTCGATACGCCCTAAGCGTCGCGGGGCAGTGGGAAGGGTACTCAGAGGAGCTTGCCCAGGACTCGCGTCCTGGCTGGACTCCCACGGTATTCCTCCCTTCCTGCCGCGCGAACTTGGAGGTGGGGGCCTGTTACCGAAGAATTGGCCGCGGACGAAGTTGAACCAGGTTTGCAG